AACAGAAGACAGACTTAGAAATCGACATAGAGAATTTTGAATAATAATTTTTTTTAACATATAAATAATTTTTAAGTACCATGATGTACACTAATAACAACAACAATAACCTCGCATTCGTATGCGGAGTTAATACCACAAACATTAATGCTTTAGCAGGAACTACTCTAGAAGTAAGTGACATTGCTAACGGCGATGTTGTACTGGTAAACACAGAGAACGAAGTTCTTGGAGACAGTGACAGAACTGCTCAGGGTGAGGATTTCAAAATTGCTACTAGACTTCTCGATGAGTCAGGTGTTGCTAGACTTTACTACAGCCCTGCTTTTAATATGGCTAATGTAACTATTACTTCAGGTAAGAGTTCTGCAGCTGCACAGCAAGTAACTAATATCGGTGGAACTACTGCTGGAACTGGAGGATACCTTCTTCCAAATGTAGCTTCTGATGATACAATCGCTGCTACTGAGGTAGGAAATAGCTTCTACGTTCTTATCGAAAAGCAAGATAACGATGAGGCTAACCGTTCAGGTTACGCTCCAGCGATTACCGCTCAGGTAAAAATGAGCAGCGCTAGTGGTTCAGACACTTTTACATTTACAACTGCTGAGGAACTTCAGGTAAATCTAGGAGCTCAACTTCGTGAGGCTATCGCTAAGAACGATGCACTTGAGGTTGACAGACCAGCAACTGCTGGTCCTAAGTATGTACGTGCTAAAGTTGTAGCTAACGTTGCTACTCAGGCTAACATTACTGGAGGTGCTAACAATGCAACATTTGTTTTTGGTTCTAAGACTGTAACTACTTCTGCTAACTGTGAAGCTGGTATTGATGCAGCTGACTACTTAAATGTAGCTGGTGACCTTTACAAGATTGCTTCTGATCCTGGTACAGGGCAAGCTATTACTTTAGAAGATCCTTACAGAGGGCCATCTGCAACATTCGTTACTGGAACAGGTGCTGCTCAATGTGGATTTAGCACTGCTGCTCAAGTTAATGCTGCTACTTGTATCGGAGTTCAGCTTGAAGGTCAAGCACAGCACTCATTTAATGTAGCTAGAGATCGTATCCACTCTGAGTCTCGTTTCAATGCTCGTTTTGCAAAAGATGGCGAGAATGTAGGCGCTGCTATTACTTTGACAACAGCTGCTACTGAAGGGCTTGGATCTTACGAGCAGGTTGCTTATGAAGAGTACCACTCAATGGGTCAAACAGGTCTTCGTTGGGTATCTGATATTCCAGGACAGGTTAGACCAGGTAATGCTACTGTAGATAAGAACTACGGTTGTGTTCGCCTTTCTGAAGTTCGCACTGAGAATAGAGGACTAGTTAGCGGATTCACTAGCAGAAAGCAAGCAAATATTTGGATTGAGCTTCAAGATGACGGTACTACTGTTACTGACGCAAACGATGTACAACATGTTCTTCTTACTCAGTTGAATGTTGGTGTAGCATCTGTTGACAGAAGCTAATAACGTAAACTAAAGTCTTGAGGTAGCAATATCTCAAGCTCTAGCTCTTTTGTTTACTGGGGGAGGGGATACTCCTCTCCCCCTTTTACAATTAAAACCATGAGTACAAATAAAAAAACTATTCCAACGAGACATCAGGTTATTGACCGTAGTCTCCAACAAAAACAAGTAGATAAAGCAGATGTTGCTCTTGGACAAGAGGGTTGCGTTTTCGTTGAAACAACTGGAGCGGTTACGCCTCCAACAGGTAAAGTATTCGTAGCTATATCATTTTTAGCTGACGCAAAACTTTCAGCTCTAGTAGCTGAGTCTACAAAGTTCTTAAGCACAGCAGCCGGCGGTGATGGTGCAGGAACTGACGCACTTACCGCTGATAATGTATTCCCTAAAGGATTTACTTTATACGGTAGGTTTACTTCATTCACCCCTAACGACGCTCTAGGTTCATCAGGTATCGTTGCATATGTAGGAGATTAATCATGAGTGTAGAAGCAAAACTTTTAAAAGAGATTGCAGTGTTAAACGCTCAGTCATTAGGAACTCACGGTTCTAAGCTTATTGACGACACTGCTGTACATACTGGAGACTTTATGGCTATTACTGCTCTATTAGATTCTACTGTTGATGTTTCAGCATGTCCTCTTATAGTAAATACAATTGAAGACGCTGCTGCTGACTTTGTAATTCCTAAAGGTGTAACAATTTTTGGTAACTTCACGCAGATTTCAATTGAAGCTGGAGGATCAATATTAGCATATAAAAAAGCGTAAGTCATGCCTAGTTTAGGAATCGGAAGCGCTGTACAATTACCAGACCAATGCTCTGCAAGTGGTCTTTGTGCTACTATAAATTTTACTTCAGATTTTAGTGCTGGTGTTGGTAATGCCTCTGCTGGAGGAAATATAACAGGTGAAGATACAAACCTTACTATTAGTGGTAATATAGATGGTATTGGAGGTCGAGATGATAATTTAAGACTAAGATATTCTTATACATCAGGAATAACGCCTTCAGGTAGAGCAGTTAATGTATTAACAAATCCTTTGAGTGCGGGTTGTACATATAACGTATCATTCTCTTATTTTTTTGCAAACACTAATGTCAATGCTAATAGGCTGTTAGAAATTGTACTTGGAGGAGCTACTCATGTTGATCCAGATGGAGACAGTGGTAAATCGTTAAATACATGGCATGACTTTTCAGCAACAGGATTTGTTGCTGGAGGCAGTCGAGGAATAATATTTAAGTTCCCCTATGATGACGATGACGACTCGGTAGATGAAATTGTATACCTTCGTAATATTCGAATTGTAAACCCATAATCATGAAAGTAAAAGCACCCAAAGGATATCATTGGATGAAGTCAGGTAAAGGCGCTCCTAAACTTATGAAGAATCCTCCAGGAGGATACAAACCACATAAGGGAGGTAGCCAATCTTTTAACTTTGCCATTCAAAAGATTCATAAGAAAAAGTAATGCCTCGCAAGAAAAAAGATCCTAAAGTAGGAACTGGCAAAAAACCTAAAGGCTCAGGCCGCAGGCTTTATACGGATGAAAATCCAAAAGATACAGTCCGTATAAAGTTTGCATCCCCTGCTGATGCAAGAGCTACCGTAGCTAAAGTTAAAAGAAGCGCTAAGAGTTTTGCTAGAAAGATCCAGATTCTAACAGTAGGAGAACAACGAGCGAAGGTTATGGGTAAAAGTGAAGTCGTAGGTATTTTTAAACGAGGTAAAGAAGCAATTAGAAAAACTAGAAAGTAATGGCAAAAACCGTAACATGGATGTGGAAAGGCAAGCGTCACTCAGGAACACTGATACGTGAAACTGCAACACACAAATATGCTAGAACAAAAAACGGTAAGGTTAAAACTATCAAGAAGAAGAAAAAATAATGGCACCTAGAAAGAAGGCAAAGATGCCTGCTAAAAATAAGAAGAATTTTAGAGCCACTAAAAAGGGGGCTGGTATGACTAAGGCTGGTGTCAAAGCTTATAGAAGACTAAATCCTGGATCTAAGCTCAAGACTGCTGTAACTGGTAAAGTAAAGAAAGGAAGCAAAGCAGCTAAGAGAAGAAAATCTTATTGTGCTAGAAGTTTAGGTCAACTAAAACGAAGCAGTGCCAAGACTAGAAACAATCCTAATTCAAGAATCAGACAAGCAAGAAGACGTTGGAAATGTTAAACGATAGATTACTCATATTTGAAAAGGATACTATTGACGCTGACAGTGTGGTTGAACACAGTGATGGTACCAACTTAGACTTTTTTGCTACACGTTTTTCTAGCTTCTCTAGTTTTTCAGCTACAGAAAGACAAGTATATATGTACTTTAAAGATAATAATTCTATAGACTTGGCTAGAACAGGTCGTAGCAAGACGGTAGTTATACTTGATGTAGAACCTTTTTCTGAGACTAGAGTAATTAGAGCATTATATAGAAAGCTAGCAGGTTCAAATAAGAAAGATACTTTGTTTGAGTTTGATGCTCTTGGAAATCGATTCCCAGTTGAAGAGATTGTAGGTATTAACAGTATTAAAAGATTTACATCATAACATGAAAAATATATTATTTATCATATTAGTTTTTTGCTCAACTTACAGCTATGCTCAAGGTAGTTGGCTAGATGTACAAGTTCAGACAGATAATTATGCTGGGGAAACTTCTTGGCAAATCCTTAGTGACTCAAATGTAGTAGCAGTTAGCCCTCCACTACAAAACAGTACCTTACAAAATCACATGGTATTTTTACCAGCCGGCGATTATGAGTTCGTTATGATGGATTCTTTTGGAGATGGTATATGTTGTTCGTTTGGAGAAGGTTGGTATAGAATAAGTAATACATGTGGGTTGGATACAGCAGTGTATGACTTTGATACAGCGTTAGACACTATACCTTTTACTTTAAATCCATGTATACCTCCTATTCCTGGATGTACTAATCCTGTGGCAAACAACTACAATCCATGGGCGAACATAGATAATGGTAGCTGTAATGTATTTGAATGTGATTCTACCGAGACTCTTGTTTCTATGGATCTTACATTAGACACATGGCCTGGAGAGACTGGCTTTACTTTAGTTAACATAGCTAATGGTCAGCCATATGAGCAGGTTATACCTGGAGAGTTTGACTTTGGGGATCAACTTGCTACATACACTTACGATTTTTGCGTATCACTAGGCTTTGAGTTAATATTAGTAGACGAGTTTGGAGATGGGCTAAATGGCTATGCTTCAGGAGGACAAGATGGAGCATGTGTTATTACAGCCTGCGATAGTATTATATGGGAATTAGAAGATCTAGCATTTACAGAGTTTGAGGGAAACACAATGTACTCTGGGCCTATATTTCCCGATCCTTGTCCACCAGCGCCTGATGTAGTTGGCTGTATGGATGATGATTATGTAGATTATAATCCGGATGCTGAGCTGCCAGACACATGTGAAACATTACACACTTGGGGTTGTACAGATCCTGAAGCCTTAAATTATGACAGTACAGCAACAATATCAGACCTTGTAGGTCCTTGCACAATACAAATTATACTAGAAGATGACGCAGCTGATGGATGGGGTAACTCTAAGATAGGTATGGTTCAAGGGGAACAACAATGGCTGTTTACTGTAGGTCCTGGTGAGTTTAATCAGTCTTGGGATATTGTACTAGATTCTGATGAGGAGGTTGATATATATTACTTCCAAGCTGGTAATCAACAGCAATCTTCTCAAGAGCTAGCCTTTCAAACATTACACAACTCTGTGTATGTTCTTAACGAGGCAGGTGATACTTTACTGTCTGAGGGTAGTAATCCTTTTATAAATAATGGACAGGGGGCTCTTCAACCGTTCACAGGACCTAACTGGACGGTATATCATTTCACTCCTTTTTGTGGAGATGGATGTATACCTTATATATATGGGTGCACTGATGAGACTGCTTGTAACTACAACTCTGAAGCTAACACAAACTCTGACTGTAACTATCCTGTTCAGTACTATGATTGTGCAAACAGCTGCATAAATGATACAGACGAAGATGGAATCTGCGATGAATTAGAAATTGAAGGATGCCAAGATCCTACAGCATTTAACTATAATTCTTCAGCAACTGATGCTGGCGATTGTGTGCCGGTAATTTTTGGCTGCACAGATCCTACAATGTTCAACTATAATCCAGAGGCAAATACTTCTTTAGAAAACTGCGTACCATTTGTTTATGGGTGTATGGATGATACCATGTATAATTTTAACCCTCTAGCAAATACTGAATATGACCCTTCTACTTGTGAGCCTATTGTTTATGGGTGTACTGACCCTTCTATGCTCAACTATAACTCATCCGCTAACACAGAAGATTTTAGCTGTATTCCTTACATTTATGGCTGTACTGATAGTAGCGCCTTTAATTATGATCCAACTGCTAATACTGACAATGGCTCGTGTATCGAAACAGTTGAAGACTGTATGGACCAAGATGCGTACAATTATAATTCCTTGGCAAATGTTAATGATGCCGATGCTTGTCTTTACGATGCCGGCTGTATTACAGGTCCTGGAGAACCCTACTGGTTAAATGATGAATGCTATGCTTGGACTATTGATGTAGATCCTTACTGCTGTAGCACAGCTTGGGATGAAACTTGTATAACGTTATATCAATACTGTGACGATAACTTTGTAGGTATAGATGATATACATGATGTATATGGTGTATATCCAAATCCAACAAATGGTATTGTGATTATAAACTCTATTGTTCCTGTATCAGTAGATGTGTATGACTCAAACGGACGTAAAATTATTACAGCACAAACAGATAACAGATTAGACTTATCTAGTTTTGCTAATGGAACCTATATAGCAGTAATTTATGCTAACAATAGAATATATAAACAAACAATTATCAAATCATGAAAAAGGTAAATTGGATTAATAGCTGGAAGGCTAACAACAAAAAAGAGAAGTATGAACTTCAGTTTAGAATTGGAACAGTAACAATACTTCATGTTAGCTGGGCTAAGAAATTTAGATTTATGGTCCTTAATGTAGGCTTTGAACTGTGATGTCACTAGAGAGTAAAAATATTGAAAAAAAAATGAAGCAATTTGAATTTATTCTGTATTGCTTTATAATGCTTGTAGTATTTATACTTGGCTCAACTTTAGACGCAAGAGGACAAACACTAAAGAAAGCTTTTAAGTTTTCTACGTTTTATGTTGCTGCAAGTGGTAGTAACTCTCTTGCTGATAATAATATTTATTCTGTAACCAATGGTTTAAATACTTCTATAGAAACGACTCCTTATGATTATGCTTTTACATTAGGCATTCGTAAGATAGCTAGGTTCGGATATGAGAATCGTGCCAATACATTCTATAATGGTACAGAAAGATCTTATAGTGATGCTGCAACAATTGGTAAAGTAAAAGGCTTTGAGTATCTACTTGAAGCAGACTGGATCAGGCAACAGGGGCGTACGTTCTTTAATCAAGATTATTTTGTACGTTACGTGTCAAAGAATTGGATAGCTAAAGTTGAATACTTAGAAGACAATATTGCAGACATATCATACTTTGAGGGATCTCAAAGAGGAAGAATAAACGTTACAAATAAGTTTAGCATTAATGCAGGACTTATACAACGTGTAGCAGAACCTTATGGTTACGATCCTTTAGAAGAGTGGGTGTTATCAAATAATAGCATACACTATACAAGTCTTGCTTTACAAGAGGGATATACTATGGATGTAAACACAGGACAGTTTTTTGCTCCTGACGGAACACTAGTAGCGGAGAATACAGAAGTCTGGGAAGCTGTTGTTATACCAGAAGTATTATCTGACTATGTAGATCGTAAAAGAAGTGAACTGCCTGATCAATGGCAGCACTCACTAGTAGTAGGCTATGACTACTATCATTTTACAGATGATTTCTGGCTACACTCTTGGGGTAATCTACTTCCTTATCACCTTGATCAGGGAGGAGAGTTCTCCTACCATCGCTTTAATAATAATGACCAGTGGTTAGACTACTCAGGAGGGCTTATATTTGGATATAGGTTTAATAAAAGCTTAGGCGTTTTTCTAGAGGGTAAATACCACAAGTACTGGAGTAAGACCTGGTACGACTTTTTAGTAGGAATGAACTATGTAATATTTTAAGAAATGGCAAAACAAATAGGTGAGGATACTAAAGTAACATTAGACCTCAAAACAATTGGAATGGGTGCGGCTGGTTTAGCTGCTTTAATAGGAATGTACTTTGCGTTACAAGCTGATATAGCTTTAGCTAAAGAACTACCTGAACCACTACCTCCAGAAATTACACGTATGGAGTTTGACATGAAAGACCAATTAGTTCGTCAAACTATCATGACTACGCAAGAAGATGTGAAAGAAGTTAAAGAAGACCTTGACCGCATCGAAGCAAAAATTGATAAACTAAAATAACATGAAAGATGAAAACTGCTCTACTAGCTGTATTATCCTTGCTCTCTTACTCGGTAATACATGTTTCTCTACTGGAAACTGTCCCAAAAATTAGTACCGACGGTATATGTGTTGCTGAGTTTAACGCTTCGTTTAATTCTCAAAACAGTGTACCTTGGATAGAAAAACTAAATGACTGTACAACAACTCGTGTAGATATTGCTGCTTCCCCAAATTTACAGACAGAGCATAAGATTGTTGTAGTTCCTACAATTGTAGTATTTAATGATGGAAAGGAGGTAGAAAGATTTCAAGCTAATATTATGATGAGTATGGAGGCTAGCAAATCGGATGTTCAAGGAGCTATTGATGATATCATCATGAGTGATTTTTAAATAGAATATAATGGCTGATAAAATAAGCAAACATATAAGTTATAAAGAAGCTACTCGTAGTAACACAGCTTTACGTAGAGGTATAGATAATATACCAGACGTAGAAGAGCTCGAAAACATGAAGCTTATTGCTGAAAAAGTATTTGAGCCTTTACGTAAGTTTGTTAAAGGTCCGATTAAGATAAACAGCTTTTATAGATCACCTGAGCTAAATATAGCTATAGGTGGCAGTAAAAAATCACAGCATTGTCATGGCCAAGCTATGGATCTCGATGATACATATGGTCATAGAACAAACGCATCTATGTTTACATATATTAAGAATCACTTAGACTTTGATCAGTTGATCTGGGAGTTTGGTGATGATAAAAACCCAGCATGGATACATGTCAGTTATGTCTCAGAAGACAAGAACCGACGCAGATGTTTAAAAGCCGTAAAGAAAAGCGGTAAAACTACTTACGAATTAATTTAAATTTATGTAACTTTGTACATTAAAATAACTGGATAATGGCAACAACAACTTTAACTTTGGCGATGACGAGCGACGTTACGTCAAACCCAATAGATATTTCTGTTTCAATGGCTGCGACCACAGATGGTTCGACAGGGGTAACAGAAACTTCAGGACTAGCAAGAAAACTTATAGGAACGGGAAATACTGTTCTTTTTGACATCTCTGCAGATCCTGTATCGCTTATCGACAAGAAAGCAATTCTTTACATTAAGAACTGTGATGGAACTTTTACAGACTATGTAGATCTTAAGATTGGAGATGTTTCAGGAGCTAACCATGCTGAAACTCTTAGAATTTACGGAGGTCAGTTTGCAGTACTTCCTCTTAGAAGCACCACGAATATTGACGCTTCTTCAGGTACAGATGGAGATGTTAATGTTATTGCAGCAACTTCAAATACTCTTATTGAATACGCACTTTTTTACGAGGCATAATAATAATCAGAACCTATGGCAACTACTGTTAAACTAACTATTTCAAGTCCGAATCTAACTTCGGATACATTGAGCATATCTAAAAGTATGACTCTTAAAAGCGCTGCTGGAGCTGATATTACTCAGACGTCAGGGCTTAATAGAGTAAATGGACTTAACTCTATTACTACTATTTTCAATAATGCAGATTTTACTGCTGATGAGGCTTACCTTTTCTTACACAATACTGATACCACTAGAGGTAACCAAGTAACTCTTACATTGGGATCTCAAAAGACTGCAGTAATACAAGGAGGTGATTCTGTATTGATGGCAATTGATCCATCAGCTCAGCTTATTAGACTTACTGCAGACGATGCTGCAACAACTGTAGAGTACCAGCTATTCCATAACGGCTAACATTATGATAGTCGTACCAGCAGGATTTAATGGGGCTATCAGTCCCAAGTTAGACGCATGTGTATCTCCCGATTGTAGTAGTATTACTCTATCGGACGTTACACTATTGTCTAGTGTAGCTAATCCATTTGGTTGGACAACAGATACAGCAGAGTCTCCTCGTCCTAGAATATTAACAGCATTCAAGGAGATCAGAGTTATTGTAACAAACAGCTCTGGTAACGAAGTAGTAAATGTTATTGTTTATGCTCCACCTAGTGCAGATTCAGCAGGTATTAATTTTTTCCCATCAATAGATGACTTCAATGATAATATGCCATTATCCACAGTTACTTGGGGTCAAGATGATGGACTGTACGGGTTTACGTACCAGTTTACGTACTTAGATTCAGGAGGTAGTTTTGGAGATTCTGATAACGAATTAGGACTTCAGGAGAACATTGTAAAACAAGAGTTCAATAAACTAGTTACTTGTAAGTCTCAAAATGCTGTTAAAGACCTGTGGTTAAAATATATAGATAATTGTTGCGATGCTAATAGAGATGATGCTCTAGAAGCCGAAGCTTTACTATACGCTGTAGAAGCAGCCGGCGCCTGTGCTGATGAGTTCAAGGCCCAAAAAATCAAGGATGCCCTAGATAAGATTATTGCACTATCTACTAATTCTTGTACTATTTGTAAAACAACTAAATGTAATTGCTAATGAGCTGCGGATGTAACAACAAAAGCGGAGTCGTATCTATAGCCGGTGGAGGTTCTAACGGCGGGGGTGGATCTTCTGGAGGTAATGGAGGTAACGGTGGATCAGGTGGATCTGGCGGAGGAGGAAACGGTGGAAACGGAGGTTCTAACCCTAACTGTGACTCTATCCTTAATATAGAAACTCAAACTCTTTCTTCAGAAACAATCGTAACGATTACTTTCTGTAGTGGAGCTATTCAACAATTTAGTATTCCTCACGGAGTAGATGGAAATGATGGAGCTAATGGTACAGATGGTACTTCAGGAGATACAGGTATAGCAGTAGAAGATGTAAGTGTTACCCAGGTTGGTAATGAAATTACACTAGTTATCACACTTGATGATGGTACTATCTTTGAGAATACGTTTACAATAGCTACTGCTACAGGAGCTCACATTATTGAGGCTAAGACACAAGGTGGAGCTGTTGATCTAACAGATGCTACAGGAAATGGATTTGAACAAATTAATCTTGCTACTGTAGGAGGAGAGTTTGAAGTTATCGGAGGGACAGTTCCTGGTAATACAATAACAATTGCTGGGGATACATTACACTTTGACGCTGTGTTCCAGGTAAGAACTGATGGAACTGCACTTCATAATCCGTTTAAAGAATTATATCTTACAGTAGGTGCAGTAGGATCAATTACTGAGAAATGTACAAATCTTTCAGGCCAGCCTGCTACAATTACAGTTCCAACAGATGGACATATTCAAGTTAGTGTAGAGTTTACAAAGACAAATAGTACTAGAAATGAATTGTTCTTTAAAGGTACAATGACTGTAGGTGATAAAGGGCTGTCTGCTGTAGGAAGTCATAGCATTACCGATCTCAATCCTCCTGTTGCTCCGAAAACATTTGCATTCTATGGAGGAACAGGTGAATCCGGTGATCTTGATTTTACACAAGAACTACAGATTCAACTGAGAGCATTTCCAGGAGGTTCGGGGTCAGACACCATGTTTGTTAATCCAGCCTATATGACTATTACTAAAATACCTAAAATATGAGTGCAGCAATAATTGATATCAGCGCAGCAGATCTTGCACTTAATGGAGACTCACAGGGAACTTCATTAGCGCTAGCCCCCAGTAAAGTAATTGACTACTATGTAATTAAGGGCACTGCTACTTTGACTAGTGGCCTAACTATTTCAGTAGATACAAAGAATGCTGTCCAAGGGGATAGAATAGTTTTTGAATACCATGCTAATGTTACACTTAATAGCCAGACTTTAACTATTGCAGGTAAGTCTATACCTGATAGATTGGATTCAAGTCCTATGTTAATTAGTGCAGTATTTGACGGTACAAATACTTTAGTAACTCTATTACCTACATTAGAAACTGATCAAGAGACTGTTAGTAACACTAATATTGTGGCTAACACAATTACAGCTGCAGAGCTTGCAACAGCAGCCGTTGAAGCTGATGAGCTTGCCGCTAATGCTGTTATTACAACTAAGATTTTGAATGCAAATGTAACAGCTGATAAACTTGCTTCAGATGCAGTAACTACTGCTAAGATTCTTAATTCAAATGTTACTGTAGAGAAGTTAGAAACTGAGGCTTTAGAATCTTCGTTTGCTATTCCGATTCATTTCGACTATGCTAATAAAGATACTTTCCATCTTTCAATGCCTACTAAATGTACTATTGTAAGACTTAGATCTGTAGTATCAGGTGTAGTTATTGGCGGAACCCATGCGGCTACGATGACTATTAATAATCTTACTACAGGAGCGGCGTTAGCTGCTGGGGTTACTTTACACGCACATTCTGCTGCTGAAGGGACTGTAGCAACTATTAGTTTATCTAATACATCAATTGCTCAGGGCGACGTTCTTACTTTTACTCCAGACGGATCTCAAACTACTGGAAAAGTATTTTTAACAATGACTCTTAGACGAGTTGCTGACTAATAAGTAATGGACCCCTCCTATGGCAGAACTCAAAAAGGAAAAAGAACTAGCTACTAAGGTTAAACGAGCTCCTACTAAATCTTCTAAGAAGGTTGTAAAAGTAGGTTCAAAGTTTAAGAGCAAGAGTAAGGACGTTACTAATGGAGATGGACGTGACCCTATAGACAAGGAGGATGCTAAAGTGCCTACTAAAGGGCCTGATAAATTTGTTAAACCTGAACAGGATACAGTTTCTCAAGTAATAATAAGACCTACAAAAGATCCTGTAGAGCCCATAGATCCTGACGATCCTGATAATCTAGATTACCAGCCAGACCCAAAGGAGGAGCCTATTAAGGTTCCTAGTAATCTAACATTTACAGACAGTACACCTGTACCAACTATTGCAGAAGAGGAAGAGATTTTAGCTAATCTAGCAGTTAATACTAGAAAGAATCAAAACTCGGTAGGACTTCCTGCAGTCTCAGCCGCTGCGGCTAGATCTGCTACTACAGGGTTTATAGCTAATCAAGAAGGACTACTAGGGTATGCTAGTCCTGCTATATACAACAATATTGTAGATGGCGCAATCTCCGAGTCTGAACTTACTCAGAAAGTATTTGATCTACAGTGCCAGTATAAAGATTTAGTTTATGCTATAACAAACAAATGGCGTTATGGTATCTTCTGCTCAGATGATAAAGACTTAATTATTGAGATTAGAGCTTTACTTAAGTTACTAGTATGCTACGGTGTTGAAGGCACGGCAATACAAGCAGGTACAGATATTAGTGAGTTCTCACAGAACTATGCTGACTATATTACGTTTGGAGGAGTTGATCTAAATGACTTTGAGAAATTCCCTGCCGGTATAACTGAAGGAGACTATCTGTTTATAACTAGTCCCTTTACAAATCAGTACTATATATTACTAGTAACTGGAGGAACATTATTAGATGGAGATCTTGTACCAACTGCTAATATACTTAATTTTTTAGATCAAGGATGGACGGATTTCTCTAATAATATTTATGGACTTGAATATGGTTCAATAGAAAGTGGGAGTCAAGCTGATTTAGATGATGCTTTAGATGCAGCACAAGGGGTAGAAATATTTGCATCAGGATTACCCGATGCTACGTTAATTAAGATTGTAAACAAAATTGAAAAACTCTTACAATGCTCACATTAGAGAAAATGATAGGACAGCTAGAGGAGGCTATTAATATAGACTCAGATGATTCTGTGTTCAGTGAAAGACTTTTTACAGATCTTATTAACCAAGCAAGAGCTGTCTTTATTAGACAAGACTTAAATAAGAATAGGACTGCAGATCCTACAATCATACAAGAACTACCTTGTGTAGAAATGGAGATCACTACTGCCGCTTTGTGTGGATGTTTAGATATACCTGGAAACTGTAAACTTCTAAGGTCAAAGAAGAAAATTCCAGATACTATCGAACTCCATCACAATGACGGTATCTTATCTGTAAGACCTGTACAGATTATACAGGCACCCTTTAGTTATGTAGACTATAAAAGAATACCGCATATCCATTATTCTAGATTTGCAAAGAATGCTATATATGCATTTTTACTAGATGACTATATGTACTTGTACTCACCTGGTCAGGAGCACTATGCTTTGATAGAGCAGATACACATTAGAGGTATCTTTGAAGATCCTACTGAGGCAGGTAACTTTGTTAATACTTGTGGAGACCCTTGCTTTACTAAAGAAAGTAATTATCCTGTAGCTACATGGATGTTTGAGGCAGCTATGAAGCCTCATATTATGGGACAGATGAACATGAAGCTTGTATCTGTAGACGATAAGAATAACAACTCAGACGATGATACAGTTCCTAGAAACGTACCAAGACAACGTGCTCCAGTAGCAGCAGCTACAGGTCAACCTGCTCCTAGAAGACAACAACCAGCTAGACGATGAACAGAAAGAAAGGGGCACAGGGAAAGAATAATGCTAATGTAAGGTCTCAAGACTTTTACAGGTTCTACTATGATCACGAGCGAAAGCCGATTCCTTACAGTAAGCTAAAGAATTTGTATAAGGATTTGATGTCAGGAGTTATGCAAATTATGCTAGATGGAGATGAAGCGGTCATCCCTAACCTAGGCTCTTTCTCTATTCGTTCTTACAAGCCAAAGAAGTTTGATAAGAACGGCAACTTTCTTAAACCAGCTATTGACTTTGGGAGATCTTGGGAGTACTGGAGGAAACTTTATCCAGATAAAACAGACCAAGAGATTACTAAAGTAAAGAGTAAACCACTTCTTAGATATGAGAACAGGCACTCTAAAGGCTTAAAGTACATGTTCTACTGGGATCATAGTACTTTAGCTATACGCGGAAAACAGGTCTACAATTTTAAACCTGCAACTCAATACAACAGAAAACTTAGTAAGATTGTTAAAAGCGATACTGAGGTTTCATTTGAATCTATAACCCTATGAGAAACGGAAGACTAGTATCATACAGAACTATAGCATCTAGCTTACAGAGAGACTTTCCATTTGTTACTGAGACTATCAGTGATGAAGAGGTTATAGAATGGCTAGGATCATTCATGGGACTAACTAATGCTCCTGTAATGCTATCAGATCAAACAGCTTTCCTTGAACTGTGTGACGGTAAAGCTCCACTACCTTGTGATCTACATTTAATTATGCAGGTTGCTAGAACAGATGCAGATAAATTAGCTGACGGTCCTTGTTCTACACTTAGTCCTATGAGATGGACTACAGATAAATTTCATAGAAGATACCATGACAGTGATGGAGATTTCCAAGTAAACTCTCCTTATACATATACTGTTAATGACAATTATATTTTTCCTAACTTTAATGATGGTATAGTTGCTATAGCATATAAAGCTATACCTACAGATGATGAAGGATTCCCAATGATTCCTGCCGATGAGCAGTGGGTACAAGCTGCAATACATGATATTGCATGGAAGTCAGCTCGTAAGCTTTGGTACTCTAATAAAATCTCTACAGATAAGTTTCAGAAGCTGGAACAGGATAGAGATTGGTACTTTTCACAAGCAGTTACTTTCTCTAGAATCCCTAGTATAGATCAACGAGAGGGCCAAAAAAATCATAGACTACGCTCATTTACGGATATAAATTATCACAATGATTTCTTCCGTAACTATCAATTACCCGAACAGAGATACTTTAAAGGTCAGTACTTTAACTCATGACGAATCAAGACCCTCATGTTAATGATTATAAGGACGGCTTAAATAAGGATTTTAATCCTGAATCTTTTCCAAAGACCGCCTATGAAGATGCAAACAATCTGCGTCTTTTTACCTCTGAAGATGGACAATCTTTAGGGGCTATTCAGAATGTTACTGGTACTAGGGTAGCAGCTAGTATTCCTCAGTCTATCGTAGGCATGTGTCAACTTAGGGATAAGGTTGTAGTATTTGCTACTGATGACTCATCTGAAGAAGGAGGAGAAGGATTTATTTATGAAGTAGAATTTAATTTCCAAGATTTTGGAAACGACGCTGATGTAAATTTAATCTACAGTAATCCAGATTTAAGATTTTCAAGACTACGTCCTATTGAAGCAATAGGTATTTTTGAGAACGCAAACTTTCAAAGAGTTTACTTTTCAGACTTTGAGAATCCTACTAGATCAATAAATATTGCTGATCCTCTTGTAAGTACTTTTGCAGTTTCAGCTCTAAACTTTTTCCCTAACCCAGGAGTAGTTAGACCTGTAGTAGATAATGTTAGCGGAGGAGGAAGCCTTCGAGCAGGTATATATTCATACTGTTATTTCTTTACATCTGAAGGAGGTAATACAACAGTTATATCTCCTATGTCTCAACAGGTTCATATTGTTCAAGCTGATGATAATAATGCTAGTACTACTAATAATTATTTTGGTATTACAGAAATTATTGATGATGATTTTGCAACTACAAAACAGGTAACACTAACAGTAGATCTAAGTGAGTTACCTCCTGATACTTATCAGACAATTAGTTTAGTTAGTGTTTTTCTTGCCGACTTTGGAGAGCTGCCTCAAATAGCAGTAGTAGAATCAGAAGATATTTCTGGTAACACTGACAGTGTAATTTTAGTACACTCTGGAAATGAGGGAGAAGAAATTGTCTCTAGCTTTGAAGAGTTTGCTACAGGTAACGTACCTTTTAAAACCAACAAGACATTTGGTATAAAAGATAATATTCTATTTTGTGCTAACATTAAAGGGTATGAAATTGATGTACCTGATGTTATTCGAGAGGGATTAGAAACATTTAGATTTAGACAGAATAGTAGTAATACTTATGACAATTACGGGGTTTATCAGAATCCATTTAATGATGAATCAGGAACAGTCTTTGGAGAAGAGGCTGGAGGCACTTATGAGACTTGGTTAGATGACTATCAATATAAGTTTCAGCAAAATAGTGGAGTTTTAGGAGGGTCAGCTGAGTTTATAAGTTATGAATTTTGTCTACACAGAATGGAGGGAGATAGCTCTCCTAATATAGGACTAGGATTTCTAACAAATTTTTTTAATGATAACCAAGCTATTGATGATATAGATATAGATGATGGAGTTGATTATCTTAATAGATCATTTAGAGATTTTGCTAGTCCTTATAATAGAGTTGTAAGAGGCTATAAAAGAGGAGAGGTTTATAGATTTGGCATTGTATTCTTTAATTCTGCAGGAGGATCTTCTAGTGTACAGTTTATAGGGGATATTAAGTTTCCAGAAATTTCAGATACCTCTTCAAGTCCAGTAGGTACTACATACGGCGGACAGCCAATATTTCATTTTCCAATATCATTATCAAGAGGTTATGATGGAGATAATGCGGGATACACTGATCTTTTCTCGTTAGGCATAAACTTTACTGTTAGTTTAGATCAAGATTTTCTTGCTGCTAATGAAATTACACACTATCAAATTGTAAGGTGTAAAAGAAAAGATAGTGATAAAAGCCGTTTAGCACAAGGAGTAGTTAATAAGTGGTACTTACCTGCTACAGCTTTTGCTGATGCCGATGTTCAGGATAACCCGCAGGTATTCTATCCTGTAGCAGAGATGTTAGATATCCCAGGGCATCTTAATAGGTATCATAAAAACAGCGGCCGCTTCGAGCATGAAGGTGAAGGCATTGGAGGCAATGAAGCTCCAACTGCATTTGGAGAAAATGCTGAACAGTTTATCTATCCTTTGGGGGGCATAAATTCAGCTGCATTTGGTGATGGTATACATGGAGATGATGGCGTAAAACAACCACACGTTCATGATGTCCAAGATGGCACAGGATATGATTTTCATAATAGTGTATTTAATACTCTGCTCCCCTCTAATGATCGTAGAACTGGTGTAGGTTACATAGGCGGATCTGTATTAGGGGAAGACCCAGATTCTTCTCCAACTCAGTCCGATAGAAGGAATATTATTGAAACATCTGTTCCTTATCAATCAGCAGCTTCTGTAGAATGTCTCATGTCTTTTCACTGCCCTGAGATAACCTTTAACCATTTTGTTCCTAGCTTATCATCAGGCGTAGACTTTTTACGTACAGTAGGAGTATTAACTTACACTACTAAACATAATACAGAAAGAAAGCACCATCCTTTTGGAATAGGACCAGAGGGTTCAGAACTAGAATACCAATATCCACCTAGTCTAACTCGAGGAGGTAAATTAGATAATTTTACTCAATGGGGTCACACTTTATATAGTATTCAAAATAGTCCTGGTAATACTCAAAATTCTATATCCAATAGTCCAGGTAGTATGGAACGTGGTACTGATGGAGGATCTGAAACATCTATTACAGAAAAGCGTAAAGAGTTCAGACCTTTATTAGGATGTGATAATATGTTAGGCGCTGACAGTGATCATGAAAAAACATTTTTCTACAGAAAGAAGGATCCTGCACGTAGCGATCGTAAGTTAATTACTAAAGCTAGACAAACATCTCCTTTAGATGTTTTAGGCAATGCCCCAGCGGATTTTCACCTTCAGCCTGAGAACTTTGAAAAGATTGAAGACATGCAGTCTATTGTACCAAGTACATATGTATTTGACCCTACCATTACAGTTGGAGACTTTACTTGTAAAAATTTAGCCTTTGAAATGGGTAACGTTTTTGTAGACGGTATGGAACATACTAGAATGGCTAGACATGGTACTAATTTATTAATCAGTACAGGAACAATTGCAGGAGCAAAATTCCATAGTACTAATTCTGCTACTCACGATAATGCTGGTAGATTTATTGCTAATCATCCTGGGTTTGCAGCCACTGCAGGAACCCGTGGAGAAAACTTTGCAGGATCTGCTTTCTTAGTAGAGTATGTCCGTAGAAATACAAATCAATATGGAGGGCAGTCGCAAACAGCAGTAGCTGCTAATACTTTCTTTACCACATCGGCTCCTATTAAAGTAACAGAAATAAATGCTACTACAGGCCAAGAAACAATAACAGCATCACAAAACTTTAAAGTTTTTGAGGGAGATACTTTTGTACAGTACTATGAGTTCATGAAGAACTTCTGGAATAATCAGTATAGTAAAAATGATGAGACTTCACAAAATGCTAGTGCTTTTAACTATAATGACTCTAGTACTTTTGAAACAGTTGTAATTCCTGTAGAGTCTGTTATTAATACACAGCTAAACGCAGGGGCAAGTAGGTTTGCGCCTAATGAAGGACTGTTCGATCCTGGAGAAGATGTTCCTGAGAACTATAGAATGCAGGAGCAATTTGATGTTAATGGAGTATCGAATGTTTTATTCAACGGCACAACTAAAGCATTTGAATATAACCCTGTATTCTCAGAAGATCAGATTACTAAAATATTCTTTGCTGATCCTCCTGACTTTAATCCAGTATCCGAGTTTGATGTTAGAACATATTACTCTAATACAAAAATTTTAGGAGAGAGTGTAGACGCATTCACACAGTTTGGTATACTTAACTATAAAGATATTGATCCAGCATATGGGGCTATTAATAGACTACTCAATCTACAAGATGAAATTGTAACTATTCAAGATGACGCTATCGGAGTCTTCTTAGTTAATACTAGAGAACTTGCAGGAGCTGAATCAGGTACTCTTATAACATTAGGCACAGGAGATGGAGTTCAAGACTTCTCATATGTCACTACTCAGAATGGGAGCATACATCAATATGCTGCTGTAGTAGCAGATGGAGTTGCCTATATTCTTGATGCTAAACGTAAGGCCTTAGTTATACTAAAAGGGACTACAGCGCAAGATGTATCAAAAGCATTGGGAATGAATAGCTACTTCAATGATAACATTGGAGGAATGATGCTCTTGACCAAGAAGCAGGGGGGCGATAACCCACTAATAGGTATTGGAGCTACATTAGGATATGATACTAGAAACAGAGAAGTTCTTATTTCTTTATTTGGTAATCAGTATGGATACAACTTAAATAATAATTATTCTTATGGACCTAACAAAGCATTTAACTCAGGCTTTGGCACAGGTTTAGGATTAGATGGAAACATTGAGTTACTGTATATGAATGGTGTTCCATTTGATGTTACTAACCTACCAGTGCAGGCAGGAGGTAATCCAGGAATTATAAATGTTGATGGAGATGCTATAAATACTCCAGGAGATGAACTCAGTGCTTACGGAGAGATTTTAGAATCAGATATAACTCCTCTATTACCATTACCTGATTTTAATAGTAATCTATTTGATGTTCTACAAAGTATTGATGGAAACTTTGAAAGCATCTTACCTTCTTCTAGGATAGAAGGAAGTACTCTAGTATACTCAGAGCCAATGGCTAAGTTTACAAGTTTCTATTCATGTTTACCTTCTCAGTATCTAAATGGTTTTAGAGAGTTAATGTCAGTACCTACCATATTAGGAGAAGGCAGCGTTGTTAATACTACTAATAGATTATTTGTACATAATGAAGGAGATTATGGACGGTTCTATGGAGAAGTATCAGATACATCTTTAACTTTCATTGTAAACACAGGAGCACTATTAAATAAGATCTTAAGATTTATAGAATACAACTGTACTGTAAAAGATGAGAACGGCAACGTTATTCAGTCTGCGGGTTTAAATAGAATTAGAGTAGAGAATGATTATCA